GGTATTGATCTTTTAACTACAAAATAAATTGCATCAACATCAACAGCGACATTAATAAAAGATCCATCGGTTGTTGAAAGTGATGGAGCTATTACATTCTGTCCTTTTAAAATAGAATAAGTAGCAAGAGATCCATCATAAGAATTAACTATTAATAATAAATCACCATCATCGGTTGATGTAGCTCTTCTTAAAGCCATATCAGTAGGAGTAACAAGTAGGTGAGAACTCAATAGAGAAATATTGTTAGAGATATACGAGAGTTCTACATCACTAAATAAAAATTCTCTTAATGATTTTCCGGATCTTTGGATAAAAAGAGTACCACTCTCTGCTCCCACCGGCTTGATACCTTCTTTAGATCCTCTACGAGTTGCAGTTTGCACTACAACATTAGATGGTGTGATAGGATCTAATTCAGATTGGGGTAAGAAAAATTCACCACCTTTGGTGAACACTTGTAAATCTCTACCGGAAAACATACCGGTTATTGCATTAACACTATCTGTTGCTAGTGTTGCCTCTATACTGTCATCATCCAATCCTTCTCCAGGATTAAAATCAAAATAATCTGAAACACGAGAACCCCATATAGTATTTGGTCTTGATTTAGAACCACCAAACCATAATCTTCCTTCATGGAAAGTTACTGATCTTGGATAGCCATAAGTCGCACTCCAGGTATCTACATAATCTACTTCTAAAACCCAGGAACCAGATGCGATTGCAGTTGTATTAAAAAAAGGGATTTCAACTACTGCCTCAACTACTGTTCCAGAAGTATATCCTGTAATTCTTGCTCTACCAAGTCCATCATTAGCCTCAACATAATCTCCTATATTACCAGAAGCAAAGACAGATCCTCCAGCAGTTAAAGTTATATTACCATCAACAGCAGAGGGAGTTAATGTTTGTGCTGGTTCTGAAGTTGATAAACTAAAAGCATACATCGGTGTATGATCAAAAGTAATATTGGAAATTGTCCAGGCTGTGTGAGATACTCCTCTTACTATTTTTTTAGGAGCCATATCTTCTTGTACTACAATTAAAGTATCAGCAGATTGTGTATAATCCATTGTTGGAATATTTGCTGTAGCAATCGTTGTAACTAAATAATCATTACCAGAACTATTAATATTTGTTTGAAGAACTTTATCCTTATAAATATACATTCTGTTATTTGTAAATAACAGCATATAACTTTGTGTTGTTGAATATTCAAAAGGAACTAATCGACATCCATTTTGAGGAGCAGCAGCAGATGGTATTTCTCCAATATACTGTAGTCCTGGCCTACGAGTTACTCCACCTTGAGGCTGGATTAAAACATTTCTAGCTTGAGCTAATGCGTTATAATATTGTTCAATATCAATACGAGCAGTAAGTAAAGGATCAACTTCTCCTGTTGTGAAATTGGATTGTAGTCCTATAACTCTGCTCATTATCTAACATCTGTTAATGGAAATTCTAAAATTGCGTATGGAGGTTTTCCTCTTGCGTCAGTATTACAAGCCTGTCTAAAATATCCACCTCTTCCATTTTCTGTTGCTGGGCCTATTGCTACATTTTTCCAATACTCTGCTTTTGTTATCTGATCAGTTACCGGTTCAGCTAAATGCCAAGCCATCATATAAACAAGTAGCTGCACAAAATAAGAAGGCATTATTCCCTCTGTTACTTCACTTGTAATATAATCAATATAAATTGTTTTTTCATTTGTGAATATAGCTGGGCCAGAGTTAGTATAAAAAACCTCAAAAGATCTAATTGGTGAAGAACCGGTACTACTTGTATTATAAACCTGGAATGCTTGAGCAGCTACAGCAGTAGCTGGTAAGTCATATCTATAAGTCCACTCTCCTATTGGAGTTGTTGAAGATTGTGCTAATTGTAATTTTGTAAATGCAAAACTCCATTGATACATTGATAGAGTTTGTCTTTGTACTGTTTCGTAAATATTATTACATACAGCAGAAGCATCATTAGATGTATCACTAAATGATGAAATTGTATCAGCTCCCAATAAATTCAGAGCTTGATTACATATCGTTACATTTGTATCTCCACTTGCCATATTTTTTTCAATTCATATTCTTTGTTAAGAATAGGCCCTATACAGGGCCTATCCTGTTTTACTATTTTCTTCTAATCGCTGTCATCCGCAGCAATAGCTAAACCATCTGCAATATCAACAACAGTACCGGTATTAGAAACAACAGGAGATAATAAATATCCCCTAGTTCCACCAGTAGTGTGATGTATCCACATAAGATCGCCAACTTTTAATAAACCAGCAGCCGAATTAAAATATCCAACCACTCTTATTACAGTTGCAGCATCAGTAGAAGTGTAAGCCCACATTTGTGGAGCATTACCAGCTTTAGATTGACCTCCAATAGGTGTCAATCCTGTTGCACTATATGCCATAAGTATATCTCCCTATTGTTATTCTCGACAAGTAACTTCGGTTATACCTTCATCATCGATTGCAATTGATCCAGCAGAGAACATACTGTTCACCAAGAAAGAAGTTTTCTCTGGAACATAATTGATCTCTGTTTTTTGGGCCATATTTTCGGCCATACCAATAGCAGATCTGTGGAAAGCATAAACATTTCTGTCGCTTGAACCATCAATAGACAATCCTCCTTCATCTCTATCACCAATAGTTATGAACTTGAAACCTAAAAAGGTATTAAGCTCACCAGACACAAGACCTTTTATAGAGGCGTAGTCGCCACTAATTGCTCTTTCATCGCCTAATAAACCGGCTAATGAATTTGCATGGATCAAGATATGTCTGTCATCTAAAGGAACATTTTTAGCATCCATTGCTTTTTTAGCAGCAATGAGCTTTCCAACATTCAAGTTTGATGCAGTAGCAGTTCCAGAAGTAACAACTGTATTTGCAACTGTGTTTGGTGAAGAGGCTCCGGAAAGAGCATCTATGATAAGTTGGTCTAATCTTCGGCCAATAGCTTTCGATACTACTTGTACTAATTCCGATCTTTCATCAAAATTAACTTTCGCTTGATGAAATATATCTGAATACTCTGCTGCATTGTAATCCGACATTGTAGCGGTAACTTGTGAATAAGTTACATTCAATGGTGTTACATCAGTTTGAGGTATTCTAACAGTAGCAGATCCTTTCCCAAGTTTGGGAAATTTATAGGTATTAGCACTAACACCAGATCTTAATCTAACAGCACTTCTCAAGACACTTTCTGCTTGATAAGCCTGTTTAACTTCTGCATCGAAAAGAGTAACAAAAGCATTTGTTATCGATTGTGCCATCGTTTTCTCCTTAATTAAACATTAATAAATATCAGTTGTCTGGAACAGCCAGGCTGAAGATGGTGTCTTAATTCCACCAGCCAGAAGGCCAAAAAGAAATTCGGTTATCTTCAATTAGATAACTATTAAACTTTAAAACAAAAGTAAAGGGATAAAATTAAATATTATTCATAAGCTCTATAAATTCTATAATAACAATTAAAGCTAATTCTATTACAAGAATGGCATGATAAATGTGCCAAACAATACCATTACTTTTTTTCTTTCTCATTAAATTTCCCCTGTAGCTGTAGCAACTCCAGGATATGCTTTAGAAAAATGATCCTCAACTTTTCGTCTAAATGCCGGATCTGTTTTATATTTAGGATCAGCTACCATTGCTTGTAACTCTTCCTTGCTTGGCATTCCATCAGCATTAATAGGAGTTGTTGGTATTGTACTCTCTCCATAATACTTACGAATTTTATTTAAAGCATTAATACCATTGGCAGTAGCAGCAAAGATTTTAAACTCTTCAAAATCACTTTCACTCCATACTCCTTTAGATACTAATCCTTTACCCCAAGTAGAAATCCCTTGAATGACTTGATCAGCATTAGGCCCAAGAGCTTTTCTTTCTTTGTCGTCATCAATTCTCTCTGCCTCTTGTTGTTTAGAAGTGATCTCTCTAAATTGATTAACAAGTTTATCAAAACCAACTTGAGTAGGTTTGTTATCTTTGGCCCACTCCATAAACATATCGGCTATTTGATCACCTTCCTCAATACCTTCTAAAGCAGACACATCATATTCTTTAGGTGCTTTATGCTTACCCATCGAAAATGCTTTCT